TGTTTAGTTGAAAATTTAGAATATTCTAAGGTGTCACAATTAGATGTTCAGATCCGTAGAAGAAGATTATGCTTCAATAGGATTAAACATTTCGAGCGTCAATTATCATATCATTATACTGAAAAACATTATTTTCCTATTCTTGCTAAACTCGAAGTTAAAAAAATTAGATCATTATACGATACACTAACTACCAAGTTCATAATTAATAGTATCAATCATCAAGATGTTAAAAAAGTCAATTATATAATAGATCATTGGCTTACAATTAAAGAACATTGGAAAAACGTAACGGGTTTGGATTGGATTCAAAAAGAATATAAGCCTACAATCCCTGAAAAAGTATATCTAGATAATCTAGAAACAATGGGACGAAAATCAAAAAAGACCCAATATTTATGGCGTCTTAATATGCAACTAGATGAAAGTATTCATAACAAAGAATTTATAATAATGAATACATTAACAGTAGCACCATTAAAAAAATCAGAAGTGTGGGATAAAGGTTCAATAGCTTTTAAATTATATATTCAAAGATTCGATAGAATCGTAAATAAGGAAAATCATGTCTACTTTGCAGTTGTCGAACGTGGAGCAAAAGGAAATAGAGAACATATACACGTCTTACATATGCTTAAACAAATACCAGAATCATGGAAATGTGATCCAAATAAGGCATTACCCGACCCGTATAAGCGTCAAATTCCTGAAATTTTCAAGTGGTGGTCTTATGGTTTCTCATGTCCCATTGCAGTTAGAATCTCTCAATCAGATGCTTGGGGTAAAATAGGGTTTCGCTGGCCTGTTAAAATTACAAATAATAAGCCTCACCCCTTGGAGGTAAGTAACGGTGGCAAGCTGGCGAATTATCTTAGTAAATATATAACTAAATCATTATTAGAAAAAGGAGGTTCAAGGTGGAAAATAAGACAGAGACAAAACTTAGGAATGTTAATAATAAATCAGACAATAGATCAGTTAAATCTGAATCAGTTAAATCAGATGATACAAATATCGAAAATGCAAGTATTACAAATACACAAGAAAATGATACCTCCACAGTTGTTGATCAAGAGTTCACACAGGAGGATCTTAAACTTATTGAAAAGCAAGAACTCGAGGAACTTGCTAATGAGTCTGGAGCCTCAGTCCTCTATCATAAAGCGATTAAGGATTTTGACGAAAACGAGACAAACGTACAAATTGCTGAGTTCATCGTCTTCCGTGATAAAGAATACGACGAACACGGTTATTTTTAATATACAGCAAATGTTAGATTCAAATACTTTTAAAACAACAGGTTATTTATATCCTGTTTATACTCATGTTCCAGCTGGAAATTCAAATTATAGGAATTGACTAATGACACCAGCTTTGTTATCGTCTGATCATATAACTAAATTACAAAAAGTTCAGACAAATATAGTTGCAATAATAAATGTTTCAAATCATAAAAAAATAGTTCAAGAGGATATATTAGAGGATTTTGTCTATAATACTTTAGATGAATGTATAGAAAATCTAAAAAAAATTAAAGGGGATATAGAATGAATGTTCAATTGTCTGTTATTAAAGGTGCGATGATACGCCTAGCCGAGGGCCAGGCGTGTGGGAGCATAGAAGCATTAGGAATTCAACCAGAAGATTTACATTTATTATGTGGAGATATACCGTGGAAAGGCGCAGAAAGAACTTTAGTTACGCGAACTCTAGACAGCCTTATGTTTGGTACAATGGATCTTCTCGCATTACCCCGTTTCAAAGTTCCCGTAGAATACGTAGCAGCTGCCATAACTATGTTTGTCAAGCCGACGAATTTAATGGTAGCTTGTCAGTGGATGGAAACTGGCAATCCTACAGCAAGTGAGTTATGTAATCCTAATACAAGTTCAAATGTAGAACCATGTATGGCAATAACATTATTTGCTTTGGTTCAAATGATGGCTAATGATGCTGTTGTTGCGTCATGTCGTACACAGTTTGAAAAACGTACTAATTTATATTTAGTGGAAGCTACAAAAGGAGGATCAAGAGATGCCAAAAGGTAGAGGATATGGAAGAAAAAGAAAAAGTTTACGAAAAGGTGGAACTGGTTCTAAAAAATTCTATGTGGGAGGATATGTAGCATGAAAAGAACTCCGCACGATTTAGGTCATTATTCATTCTCAGTAGGTCGTATGGGAATGTTACAAACTCTTAGTGTTATTCCAGTTATAGCAGGTGATAGTATTTCTGTAGCTATGAATAACGTATTACGTTTATCAGATTTAAGGAGAACTCTTACTGTTGATGCTCAAATTGATTATTTTGGATTTTATGTTCCTCATCGTCATTCTTACGGTTCTACTTGGACTGATCTCGTTAAAGAAGGTGTTACTAGTTCTACTACTCTCCCTGTTGTTGTTGTTGGAAGTGGTACTTACTATTTAGGTCAGGTAATGGATTTTAATCAGGATGATATAGCTCAATGGAGATTTACTGCGTATAACCAGATTTGGAATAGATTCTTCAGATTCTTGAAATTGACCCCAATTGTGCCAGATTTATATAATGGTACAGGTACACCATCAGGTCATACTACGGCGAATAGTCCGTTAAAAGGTTCTATAGATCAGCGTCATTATGGATTTAATTGTGCGCGTCTTAAAACACCATGGACTACAGGTATTGTTAGTGGATTGTTAGATGCAGATCGTAATGTGGCTACTACAGGTACAGAATTAGATATTATAGAATTAAAGCAAGTTCAAAAACAGTATAAAAATTTAATAGATTTAGATTGGTTTGCTAATCGTTATCAAGATGTGTTAGGTAATCAATTCGGCTCTGGTGTTAATATAGATGCCGATGAGCGTCCAAAGTTATTATTTAGAACTACTAAGTCAGTTAGTGGTATAGATATAGATGGTACTGACGATGCTGCACTCGGAACTCGAAGTGGTAAATCAGTTCAACGTCATCAAATAGGTTTTAGACGTCAGTTTATGCCGGAGCATGGTAGTGTGTGGTTAATGGCATTAGTAAGATTTCCGACAATTTCAAGTCGTGAACTTCATCCGTTATCAGAGTCAGGTGTTGGTTATAAAGATTTAGTTGGTAATTATGATGTAGTTAGTGTTGAGCCGCCTGTTGCTCAAAATCTTAATGATTGGATGTCTAAGCCTGCTGGTGCTACGTCTATAGGTAAAATACCTTATGGACAGTTTTATCGTCATCAACCTAATAATGTGCACGTCAAGTTTGAGTTGTTGCAAGGTTTTCCATTTCTTAAGCCTGCTGTGTTTAATACTCATGCTGAAGCTGTTTATATAGATGAAAAGGATTACGATGAATCGTTTCTTACAGATCAGTTAGGTCATTGGCAGAATTATGCTTCAATTCAGTGTAATGTTATGCGTCATTATCCGACTGCTCGTCAATCAATATATGCAGGTACTAGTAATACATAATATTCTGGTCCAGATTTTTCTGGTCCAGAAAAAAGTGTCTTTAAATCGACTTCTAAGGAGATCATATGTATCGACCCGATAGAATTGGCCCTTGGCCTATAGGTAATTTAAATAGAGCGTTTGTAGTAGATACTAAAGCAACTTTTGTTGCTCCATTACAGACGACCGCATTTGGTTATACTTGTTATAGTTTGAATACTACTTCAGGTGATAGTTTTATAGCAGAGCATGTATTGTTTAATAATGCTACTGGGCCTGTTTTATCAAATGCATTTCAAATAGGTTTTGGTGTGCAATTATCAGGAGGTGGTGAAGAATTTAATAGACATATTTATTCAGTTTCAGGTGCTATTAGTTTTACTCATCTAAATGGAGATGCAGCACATATAGAATGTGTTATTGGTCGTTTGGCTGCTGCTCCTAGTGCTACTGCTGGTATAGTTGTTGCTAATCCTATTGTGTTACCTGTGTTTAGGCATGGTGATGGTAAAGTAAATTATGCTTGTATTAATACTAGTGTTATTTCTACTGAGTTAGATGGTGGAACACCTCCGTCTACATTCTTTGATGTTGCGGCATTTTGGCGTGTTGTTAATCATAGTGGTGGAGATAATCCGATGTTAGGGTTACAAGTTAATATTGCTATGCATAAGTATCTTTCAGATTTGCAAACTCTTGATCCTAATAGATAATGTTAAGTTACTATAAAAAAGTCTTCTTATTTCCAATAAGATTTGGTTTTTTAGGTATTGGTATAGATGATATATTAAGTTTTGGTGGTGATTTAATAACTAGTGCTGGTAAGTCATTTGCTGGTAGTGCTGCTAGTAGTTTAGTTGGTGGATCAACTAGTGAAACTGATCCTATTGCACTTGCTTTACAAAAAAAGAAAGAGTTGCAGGATTTAGCTGGTAAGGAATCAGAAACAAGTTTAGATAAGGTTGAATCCATGGGTACTACCGTTGGCAAAAATATTGGTGAGTTCGGTAGGAAAATGGCTGGTGACTTTATGGATCAAGTAAGTGAAAAGTTTGTTGGTAATACAGTTGAGCGTATGTTTAATAGACCTGTTAATCCAATGAAGCAGGGTATGCGTCAACGTGCATTTACCAGTGCCGCGTTCCCGGGTGTTAATCCGTGGGAACTCTCCGGAGGGTCAGCTGGTGGCGGCTCCGGAGGTGTTGGCGGTACGGCTGCACCAATGATAGGTGCTAGAGCGCAACGTCAATCTGCTAATGTTGCTGCACGCCCTAAGTTAGAGGAAGTTAGTATTAAGTATCAAAAAGCTCCACACGAAATAGGTGTGTTAAAAGGTCAAAAAGATGTGTTAGGTGAAAAGAAAGAAGAAATTCACGAACATACTAGAGAACAAAAAGCGTTAAATTTATCGTTAGGATTGTTAAATGATGCTACTACAAAAGAACGTCAATTAAGAACTACTGAAGCACATAGAAAAACAGATATATCTTTATATAAGGGTGGTACTACAAGAGCAGGTGAAAGTAGACCACAACAAGTAGCAGAGTCAGAAATTAGACAAGATATTCAAAAAGGTGCTCAGTCGTTAATTCATACTGGTATATTAGAACAACAAAAAAATGTAGCTATAGCACATGCTAATCTTTTAAAAATGATGAAGGATACACCAGATTTAGCAAAATGGATGCCATTAGTAGGTATATTATTAAGTTTAATTGGTGGTGGAATGGGTGTTGCTGCAATTAGAGGTATAGGTAAAAATATAGTTAAGCCTAAGGGTAAAAAACAAGAAAGAGGTGGTATTAGAGATAGATATAAAAGAGATAAGTTTGGATTGATGGATACAACTACAGGTGCATATTTAGGAAAATGAAAATTGAGTGTTTAGTTGAAAATTTAGAATATTCTAAGGTGTCACAATTAGATGTTCAGATCCGTAGAAGAAGATTATGCTTCAATAGGATTAAACATTTCGAGCGTCAATTATCATATCATTATACTGAAAAACATTATTTTCCTATTCTT